GGAACAGCCAATGCTAATAGCCCAAGCAAAAAGCTCGACAATAAAACGTAAAGGATGAGAATTCCAGTCATCTTTAATCCATTCAAAGGTAGGTCTTAATAATTCAATCATACAAACTCGCAATTTCCCATCAATTCAACCAAACAAGCAACTAGATTGATTTCTGTATCAGCAACAAAGGCTTGTTTATATTGATAGTCAGCCAAAATCAAGACTGCTTGTGGAATAGATTGCGGTTTCATAATGTCATACAATGCATCATAGAGTTGTCGAAACACACTATTAGCATCATAATCACCAGAAGCAACCCACTTTCGAATCGAAGCAAAGTCTTTTTCTCTCAGATGTTTTACAATCTCTGCAATAGAAACGTTTGCAATCTGTGAGAGAATACCCGTATCGATTTTTCCAAATTGTGAATAACGTTGCAGTTCATTTAGAACACGGCGAAAATCTGGAAAGTGTTTCTTGATAACTTCAGCAATTACTTTGTCATCATATTCAACTTCTTCAGTTTGCAGAATAGACTTGATACGCACATAGAAATCTTTGGCGATACTAGCCTTTTCAGCAGCCTTCAAAGTAAAATCAATAACTGCACAACGAGAGTGCAGAGGTTCAATAATCTTAGCTTTGTAATTACAAGTAAAGATGAATGAACAGTTTACAGAAAATTCTTCAATAGCGTTACGCAAAATAGCTTGTGCATTAGGCGTAAGATAATCTGCCTCATCGATGATGATGACCTTGCGACCACCAGCCAATGACATTGACGAGGCATAGTTTTTGATTTTGAATCGAATTACGTCAACGCCATTCTCATCAGAACCATTGATTACCATGAAGTCGCAGCCGACTTCGTTGCACATCGCTTTCGCTACTGTCGTTTTTCCTACTCCCGGTCCACCAGTCAATAGCAGATTCGGAATATTTTTTTGGTTTACATACTCCTGAAATGGCTTTTTCAGGCGTGCGGGAAGAATACAATCCTCCACTGTTTGTGGGCGGTGTGCTTCGACCCAAAGTAGATGTTCCATAATAAAGACCCTTCACGCAAATCATAATTTATTTTTCACTTAGGCGACTAACAGTTTCAAGTAAGTTGCCATTCACAATTAGGTATGTTCCATCAATAAAGAAAACCTTTATCCCAGAGGGAACTTCCATCACATACTTAACAGCCTCAGGGTTTACTGCAACACTTTGTCGTGTTTGTGCATCATCAAAATACTTAAATCTCATATTATCCTTTATTGAAAGTTGAACCGACTTCAGTAGTCACCCAGTATTCAATAGGAAATTTCTTGTTCTTGAAATGAGAAATACCTTTAGATGAGATACGAACATCGTATGCACCCATCAAAACTTTACTGATGTTTTCAGTTTTGAAAATCATCTTGTAGGTACTGCCATTGCCTTTAGTATTCAACTCAAGCGAATCTGTATGTGCAGAATCATTTTGCAAATCGATGGTGTTCAACTTGATAGAAGAACCATCAGACTCAACGGAGATTTGAGGAGAACCAAGAACGTTAGCTGCGTCAAGAACCCAACGGAAATCTTCAGCAGTCAATTCAAATTCGATTTCTGCATCAGGCATTTGAATTTCTTTTTCGGGTGGAATAGTAATCATCGTGGGTTCACATGCACGATATTTGATTTTACTACGACCACCACGGCCAGAGATAACGACATTCTTAGAATCGAAATCGAGGCTCAGGTCATCTTTGTGAAGTGAAACGACAGAAAGAAATTCGTTCACATCATACAGGCCAAAGTCTGATGGAATTTCATCAGAGATAGTTGCCTGTGCAAGGATGTTTTTGTGAGAGGAAACAGTTTTAACAGTCTTACCTTTTTTCAGATAAAGACCAGAATTGATGTTGCCAAAGTTTTTAAGTACCGCAAGGGTATTTTCAGATAGTTTCATAATATACTCCAAAGTTATTCATCTACAGAATAGATTGTATCATGTTCATAAAGAAACATCAAGCAGCACATAGCGTGTGCCAGATGATGTTTGCCTGATTCTTGGTCGAAAACTTCACCTTGTTTCCAAGCCCAAAGATGCCGTTGTAATGCGTCAAAATACCTACGTTTGGAATCAGGTACATTTTTCCAATTGTCACGTTCGTATTTTTGTGCGCCAAACGTAAGCACATCTACAGTTGCTTCAAGTGCTTTTGGTGGAAGTAAACCATATTCTAGTTTACCCCCATCAAATTTTCGGCCGCCTGTAGTTGCTGTTTGTGACAAAGCAACTTCATCTTTCATCATCAAAGTTTTCCAGTGTACTGTGCAACAGCAGGCATATTACCAGTAAATGCGTAAGTGCCAACGTGCTGAGTCTTCATCCAAGGACACAACCAGATTTTTCCACCAAGTTTACGCCACATCTGGCAGAACATGTAATCTTCACTTAGATAACGGTCAGAACCACCACCAGTAATAGAATCTTTTGTGTCAATCACGGTATCAAAGAATGCATGAATGTAACGAGAGCCATCAAAGTTGGCTTGACCAACGTGGTCAGGTTTGTAGTGAATCTGAGGATATGCTTCACGCATTTTCTCAAACACTTCACGTTTAATCATCATGTAACCAGTACCAATTTCCATCACTTCAAGTGGTTCAGTAACGGAGAAATTCTTGGTGCCCTTTACAACGTTGAAAACATATTCACCAACCAAAGCTTCTAGTTCTTTAACTGGCATATCAGGATGTTTACGTGCCGCTTCTGCAACGTTAGCCCAATTGATAGCTTTCTTAGGATAAGGACCACCAATAACTTCTTTGTCGAGTGCTAGAAGTGCAACAATGTCTTGTGCTGTATAGTTGATATCAGAATCGATAAACAACATGTGTGTGTAATCTGTGCGTAGAAATTCATCTACCAGATAGTTTCGAGCCCGTGTGATTAGGGATTCGTTAAACAGAAAAGAAAACTTAGTTTCGATTCCGTATCTTGTCATCGTAGCCTGAAGGTCGAGAGAAGATTTGATATAAAGACCATGTGCCATGCCGCCGTACATGGGTGTTGCAATGAACAATTTGTTTTTTCTTAGTTCATCCAGTTTTACTTGTATTTCCATAATATACCCATTAAATAAAAAAGAGGAGAGATATAGTTATATATCATCTCCTCTGTGCTTTTAAGCCGTAAAATTAGGCAAAAGCACGAACTCCGTTGGAACGCAGAGCCAGAATGCCAGCTGCAATCATGCGTTTGGTGGGAGTGCCAAGACGGTAGAAAGAAACTTTCTCGCCATTCACAACACGGCTATTCAAGTAGATAGCATGACCTTCATTGCGAAGCTCATTGATTGTTGCGGATGGGTTAGCGACACCAAAAACTTTCTGCATCTTGTTTGCAGTCAGGGTGTTATATTCGCTATTCTTGGAAAGATAGTTAAGAACTTTTTGTTTTGCGGTCATCACAAATACTCCATAGTTGTCGCTCAATAAAAAATTTTTGTTCGGAAGGCGACAGTTCTTCCGGACTCAGATAACATTATGACACAACCCGAAGGCTGTGTCAATAGTTAAGAAGGCAAATTAGAAGGGAATTTCCTCATCTGCCTGATTGACAGATTCTGCCGTAACAGGCTGATTTGCAATTTGGTCTGCCGTGGCACCGGCATCAACTTTGGTGTACAGGTCAAGGAAGCTTGCCTTAGTGTCATCATCAAAACGATTCAAACACATAGTAATTGCCTTCATCTTATCACCGTAAATACCGAAAGATTTGACAATATGCACAAGGCGGCGAGTAGAAATCACTTCATCACAACCACCATCGGCAAAAGTTTTGCGAATAACGTCAGCCCACGTAACAAGCTTTTCTGCAAAATCATCATCTTCACGGTCAACATAAGCAAGTTCCTTCTTGATAATCTTCTGTTCAACTTTAAGAGGAGGCCATTCTTGTTCCATGGTATTGGGGAAACGCTCAAGGAAAGCTTCGTTCAGCACGTTAGTGAACATGTAACGACCATCATCAGAGCCTTTACCTTTGGTGTTTGCAGTAGCGAACACGGTGAAACCAGGAGTAGGAGTAATCAATTCACCTTTCTTTTTCAACATGAAAGGTTTGCCTTCAAGCACACGTTGCAGGCTAGAAAGATTCTGAGCACCATAATCAATTTCATCGATACAGAGAACCGCACCTTGGCGAGCAGCAGTAGTCACAGGACCATCACGCCATTCCATGTTACCATTAATCAGAACATAGTTACCAAGCAAATCACTTTCATCGGTTTCGGGAGTCATTGAAACGCAAATGAATTTACGTTTTGCTTTAGCGCAAGCCTGTTCAATGCTCATTGTCTTACCATTACCAGAATGACCAGAAATAAACACGGGGAAGAAACGCATCGATTGAATAATCGAAAGAACGTCATCAAAGTTACCGAACGAAACATAATTCTTGTAAACTTTAGGAATCAAATCAATGTTTTCGATATCGGTCGAAACATTAACAATTCGATTTTCGGAACGTTCAACTTGTATTGCCATAGGAATAACCTGAGCCTGCATGTTGACAGGTTCAGAAACGGCACCACGGGAAGTGGGCACTTGATAAACACCACGTTTCACACGATTTTCAGAATCGTTAGTGAA